ATTAAAAGATTTTCATGACTATGGCGCTAACATAGCATCCAGAGAAATATTTTTACATAATCATTATCACACAGAGGACAATTCTAATCCCGGTGTTGAATATAGAATGTCCAATACTTTTCTCAAAAATCTCAGAGCATTAGACACCAGATCAGATCAGCCCATTATTATACATATGCAGAGTATAGGTGGTGAATGGGATGACGGCATGGCTATATATGACGCAATTACTATGTGTAGATCTTATGTTACCATTATTGCTTACGGGCAAGCCTCTTCAATGAGTAGCATTATATTGCAAGCTGCTGATTATAGACTTCTAACGCCCAATACGCACTTTATGTGCCATTTTGGGTCCAGCAATATCAATATGGATTATCTTAGTGCCATGAATTACGCTGATTATGAAAAGAAAATGTGCGATGTTATGTTTAATATCTACGCTAAAAGATGTGTTAATGGGTCATTCTTTTATGAAAAGTTTGGCAAAAAACCGAGCGAAAAACAGGTTAAGCAATTCTTGATTAGAAAGTTTAAGTCTGGCGATTGGTATATGCATTCAGATGAGGCTATTTACTATGGATTTGCTGATAAAATTATAACTAGCTGGCACCCACTTGCATGAGTAAATCTAAGCTAAAGATTATAGACGAGGCTTGGTTAGGTCTAGAGACAATAGAGACAGACCTATTTAATCCAATGTCTATATTAAAGTCTTCCGATGATGACTTTCATCTTAAGCTTTCTTGGTTAATGAGTAGGCCAGACTACCTTTCTTTTTTTGCTAACCATATTCTAAATATACAATTGCTTCCGTCCCAGAGCTTAATTATAAAAGAGCTATGGGAAAGAAAATTTCCAATGCTTATTGCTAGTCGAGGATTTGGTAAATCATTCAAATTGTCTGTATATTCTATGCTTAGAGCATTAATGCTTCCTCGTAGAAAAATTGTTATTGTTGGCGCAGCGTTTAGGCAGTCTAAGGTAGTTTTTGAATATATGGAAACAATTTGGAGAAATTCTCCAATGTTAAGAGATATGTGTGATGCAGATAGTGGTCCCCGTAGAGATACTGATAGATGTGTTATGCGTATTAATGATAGCATAATTACATGTTTACCACTTGGTGATGGTCAGAAAATTAGAGGTCAAAGAGCCAACGATATTATTGCTGACGAATTCGCATCTATTCCTAGAGATATTTTTGAGAACGTTGTAGCTGGCTTCGCTGCGGTCAGTGCTGATCCGGTTGAAAATGTAAAAAGATTAGCAGCACAAAGTAAAGCTAAAGAGCTGGGAGTAGAAATTATAGCAGAAGAAACCCCAAAAGACCAAAAGGATAATCAGATTATCTTGTCTGGAACTGCTTATTATGACTTTAATCACTTTGCTACATACTGGAAAAAGTGGCAGTCTATTATAAAGAGTAGAGGAGTTCAGTCTAAATTAAGAGATGTTTTTAACGGAGAAGATCCGCCCGAGAATTTTGATTGGAGACAATATTCTATTATAAGAATGCCATATGAATTACTTCCACCCGGATTCATGGACGCAGACCAAGTTGCCAGATCTAAGGCCACCGTTCATGCGGGTATTTACCAAATGGAATATGGAGCTTGTTTCACAAGAGATTCTCAAGGCTTTTTTAAGAGATCGCTTATAGAATCTTGCGTGATAACAAAAGACTCTTCAATTAAAGATACTAAGGGAAATGATATACACTTTGAGGCTTCTTTAATGGGAGATCCAAATAAAAGATATATCTTTGGAGTTGACCCAGCCTCAGAAGTAGACAATTTTAGCATAATTGTACTAGAAGTTAATTCAGATCATAGAAGAATTGTTCACTGCTGGACAACAACAAGATCAGAACATAAAGAACTTGTTAAAAAGGGTTACTCAAACGAAACAGATTTTTATTCTTATTGCGCTAGAAAAATAAGAGATTTGATGGTTCTGTATCCATGTATTCATATTTCAATAGACGCTCAAGGTGGTGGCATAGCTGTTATAGAGTCTCTACACGATCAAGACAAGATCAGAGAGGGAGAGCTACCAATCTGGCCAGTTATAGAAGATGATAAACCAAAAGATACTGATGGAGAGCGAGGTTTACACATTATAGAACCCTGCCAGTTCGCTAGACACGATTGGCTGGCAGAAGCTAATCACGGAATGAGGAAAGATTTTGAAGACAAGGTGTTATTGTTCCCATATTTTGATACAATATCATTAAGCCTATCTAACGCTGAAGACTCTATAAAAAATAGAATGTTTGACACGCTAGAAGAATGCGTTCTAGAAATAGAAGAATTAAAAGATGAGTTATCTATGATTCAGATGACTCAAACTAATAGCGGAAGAGACAGGTGGGACACGCCAGAAGTTATAGTTGGTACTGGCAAAAAGAGCAAAATGAGAAAAGATAGATATTCTGCTTTATTGATGGCAAATATGGCGGCTAGAGTTCTACAGCGCACACCAACCCAAGAAGCATATCAGTTTTATGGAGGTTTTGCTACCGGTGGACATGCTCAGAAAAATCCTTCTGAAAAACTCTATACTGGACCAAGCTGGTTTGTAGAACAAATGAAAGATGTGTATTAATTATTGGTAATCCAATTACAATCCAATTGAGGTAATCATGAGCGATAATAGTGAAATGGTAATGTGGTCAGACGATAATCCCACAAGTAAATCTCAAGCCATGTCTCAATTTTCTGATAATGTTGATGCTTATGGCGGCTTTGCTAAAACCCAAGGCAGCACATATAGAAACTTCACAGATATTGAACCAAATCGCTCAGTTAGACCAGGATTTTCTCATCAAGATTATTATGCTTTTAGACCAAACGAGGCTGTTCCATCTCAGCAGCGTAAAGCCATTAAAATGTGCATGGACGCTTACGATAAAGTTGGCATTATTAGAAATATTATAGATTTGATGGGCGACTTTGGTTGCCAAGGTATACAGATAGTCCACCAAAATAAAAGCGTTGAGAGATTTTATCAGCAGTGGTTTAAGAGTGTTAATGGTAAAGAAAGATCAGAACGCTTCTTAAACAATCTCTATAAAACTGGGAACGTAATCACATATAGAAGCTATGCTAAGATTACTCCCCAAATAGAGCAATATATGAAGTCGCTCGCATCAGATATTAAAGTAGAAATTCCCAAAATGACTACGCGAGAAATTCCTTGGAGATATAACTTTTTTAATCCTCTCAATGTAGAGCATAAAGATGGTGCCCTCTCTCTATTTCTTGGGAAATCTTCTTACGTAGTTAATTTGGGAACGTTTTTTGATAGATTTGTAGACGGTGATGTTCAAAGCGATGTTATAAACACTTTACCAGAAAACATAAAACAAGCTCTTAAGAGCGGCCAGAAAAAGGTTCCATTAGATGTTGATAGGCTAAGCGTTTTTCATTACAAAAAGGATGATTGGCAATTATGGGCAAATCCCATGATTTATGCAATACTAGACGATATAATCATGCTTGAAAAAATGAGACTAGCAGACTTGTCCGCTCTTGACGGTGCCATATCTAATATCAGATTGTGGACGCTCGGCAGTCTTGAGCATAAGATTTTACCAAATAAGCCAGCTATTAATAAACTAAGAGATATACTAGCCAGTAATGTCGGCGGCGGAACAATGGAACTTGTTTGGGGTCCAGAGTTAACATTTAAAGAGTCTAGTAGTGAAGTTTATAAGTTCCTTGGTTCTGAGAAATATACCGCAGTATTAAATAGTATATACGCTGGACTTGGCGTTCCACCAACCTTAACTGGTATGGCTACTAACGGCGGTGGATTTACCAATAACTTCATATCCTTAAAGACCCTCGTAGAACGACTTCAGTATGGAAGAGATCTATTAGTTAAGTTTTGGGAAAAAGAAATTGAGCTTGTTAGAAGGTCTATGGGTTTTAGGAATAGGGCATATGTTCAATTTGACCAGATGAGCCTGTCTGATGAAGCTGCCGAAAAGAACTTGCTCATACAATTAGCTGATAGAGATATTATTAGCCACGAAACACTTCTATCTAGATTCAAGGAAATTCCACAAGTGGAAAAGATTAGACTTCAAAGAGAAGTTGAAGAAAGGTCTGGGGATAAAACTCCAAATAAGGCTGGCCCATATCATAATCCACAGCACAAAGAAAATCTAGAAAAGATTGCTCTTCAAACTAATCAAGTATTGCCACAAGATGTTGGCATCAAAACAACTGTACCAAAAGATATATTGATTCCAAAGCCAGCACCAGCCGCGCCCGTAGGAACATCTCCAAGCCAACCAAAGCCAGCTAATCCAAATGGTAGACCTCCATTATCAAAAGATTCACAGCAACGTAAACAAAGAATAGCCAAGCCACGATCTAAACCCGGCGTTGCAGAGCTTGTTGTTTGGGCTGAGACAGCTTGGGATAATATTTCAGATATATTAAATAATGCTTATCTTAATTGTAAGAGTAAGAAAAATTTAAGACAGCTAACAAAAGCAGAAGCCAATGAGTTAGAACAGCTTAAGATAGATGTATTGACCAACGTAGAGCTTATGGAAAACGTTACCGAAGCTTCTGTTACAGACTTATTAAAACAACACAAGTCTGCACCGAAAGAATTTATGTCTCTATTAAAAGAATATAATATTAATTTTGATTCCATGAATATAGAGCAATATCGAAGAAACATTGTTGGCTTATACATAGAGCAAAATGTCTCTGTTTAACGTGCAAATCTCTTTTTGTGTATATTATTTTTGAGAGGCACACACCAATAATGAATATATATAAACAAGAAATTTTAGACGGTTTATCCGAGAGCATCAAGGCGCAAGCAAGCATTGCTTATTGTGCGCCTGCTATATTGGTTAGCAATATTGATCAAGATAGCTCTTGGGATGTGTCAAGACAAACAATACAAAAAATCAGAGCTTCTAGTAATCCTAATCAGATAGATTTATATTATCTTAAATCTATTTTAGTTTCGACGGGTTGGAATAAAAACGATGACGTTTTTGATCCAAACGAAACTTGGGCTGCTAGAGCTACTCCAGAAGACAAACAATTTAACTTCATGCACAATGAAAATGATATCATTGGGCATATTACTGGTAGTTATGTAGTTGATAGGCAGGGACAAAGAATATTAGCAGAAGATTCTGACGAAACTCCACTAGAATTTGATATTGTTACAGAAGCTGTTCTCTATAATAGCTGGACTAATCCAGATAATAGAGAGCGTATGCAAAAGATAATATCAGAGATAGAAGAAGGAAAGTGGTTTGTTTCAATGGAATGTTTGTTTGCTAACTTTGACTACTCAGTATTAGACAATAATGGCAATGCAAGAATTATCACACGTAGCGAAGAGTCAGCATTTTTAACAAAACACTTACGAGCATACGGTGGTACAGGAGAGTATGAAGGCTATAAAATTGGTAGATCATTAAGAGACATTTCTTTTTCTGGCAAGGGTTTAGTATCTAAGCCAGCTAATCCAAGAAGTGTTATTCTTGATTCTAGCAAAGCTTTCTCTGCTAAAAAAGAAGAGTATAGTATTTCAAACGTTTCTAAAGGAGATATTAATATGTCAGATACTAACTTAGAGAAGCAGCTAGCCGATCTACAAGGTGAGTTAGCTTCTTCACAAGAGCAAGTCAAGACAACAAAGGCAGAAGTTGAGTCTGTAACACAAGAATTTACAGATAAGGTTTCTACACTTGAGTCTAGTCTTGCTGAAAGAGAAACAGCTATCAAGGCTTTTGAAGAAAAGGTAGCATCTCTAGAAGAGGCTATTGCAGCCAAAGACAAAGAGCTTTCTGAACTTTCTACCGCTATGAAAGATATGCAGAAGAAAGAAAAAGATCGTATGCGTAAAGAAAAGCTAGTCATGGCTGGCTTTGAAGACGCAGAAGCTGAAGAGTCAGTTTCTCTTTATGACGCCCTAAGTGACGAAGCTTTTGAAGCTGTAGTCGCCGGTATGAAAAAGAAGTGGGGCGCTATGAAAGACAAGATGATGAAAGAAAAAGAAAAGGAAATGGCTTCTGAAACAACTGTCGCTTCCGAACAGGAAGTGGTAGAAACAACTCCAGAAGCAACTTCTGAACTTTTTGAAGGTGTCGAATCAACAGAAGCCACTCTTGTAGACGCTTCTGATGTAAATGATGAGTTAGAGGCTACAAGAGCTAGTGTAGCAGAGTGGCTAACAGAAAACGTCCTACGTAAGTGATTTAAACAGGAGAAAAAACTATGGCTCTAAAATCAGATAGATATGAGTTTCAAACTGATATCAGTTTCTTTTACAATGAAGGCACTGCTACTCGCGGTGGCGTAGTTGTACATGATACAGCCGGTTCTGGCGCAGCTATGGATCAAGGTGTCAACCTTGTGAAGTACGCGGCAGCAACATCGGCTAGTCGCCCAGTAGGTATTCTACTTAACGACGTTGTAAATAAGGATCTAACCCGAACACACCTCAATGTCTACAAGGACGAGGTACAAAAGGGTGGCAAGGTTACAGTACTCCGAAAGGGTTATGTTGTAACAAATAATATTACAAGTTCGACCGTAAATGCTGGTGACCCGGCCTATGCTTGCCACGTAAATGCTGGCAATCTAAGAGTAGATAGTCCAGGCAGTTCTGGCGTACTAATGGTTGGCCGTTTCCTTTCAACAAAGGATGAAGACGGTTATGCCAAAGTAGAAGTTAACCTTCCCTGACTAATAAATTAAACAAAGGAGATTTAAACATGCCAATTAATAAAAGACCTAGCGATGAGTTTATCGCTCTCCTACGTAAGTCAGGGGATGCCGATGTGAATGTTGCTGCGGCTGCTCAGCATGAGTTTGCCAAGGCTCTAGAACTACCCCTTCGTAAGGGCGTTCTCGTTGGTAACATTCTTGGTAACATTTTCGAAACCATTAATGTTGAAGCCGGTTCTACAACAGAGTATCCTCTTGATCTAGTTTCTCCCGGCCTTGAGGGTGAGCATGTCGCTTACACCAATCCTGGCCACGGTAGAATTCCAGAAAGATCTGTTGAGAGCGATTATGTGATGATCCCAACATATAGCATCACATCTTCTGTAGACTATCTACTTCGCTATGCTCGCGAAGCCAGATGGGATATCGTTGGTCGCGCCATGCAGGTCATGGAAGCCGGTTTTACAAAGAAGATGAACGATGATGGCTGGCACACACTTCTAGCTGCTGGCGTTGATCGTAACATCGTCGTTTATAACGCTGATGCTTCAGCCGGTCTTTTCAGCAAGAGACTA